ATTCTAGGTATTACAATAAACATAAACATCATACGGAAATTAATGAAATAATACCGATATCTAAGCATTATGAGTTTTACACACAAGTATATGAAGATATAAAGCAATGCTGTTATACGCCTGTATCTTCGATATTTTCACATAAAGCCCCCATAGTGTTTAATGCCATAGAAAAATCAGGTTTAAAAATAGATACTCAATTATTTGAAGATTATTTTGAAACCCCAAATCAAGATGTTATATTTACTCGATACCAGTATAACACTTTAACAACTCGTCCTTCAAATAAATTCAATGGTATAAATTTTATGGCATTGAATAAAAAAGATGGTTCTAAAAAATGTTTTATACCTCAAAATTCAAGGTTCATTGAAATAGATATTTCTGCTTATCATCCAACAATGGTTGGGCAAATAATTGGTTATGATTTTGAAAATAAAGATATCCATCAAGAATTTGCTGACATGTATGGAGTTAGTTATGCTGAATCTAAACCTATAACATTTAAAATGTTTTATGGAGGAGATTTCGGTGAATATAAAGACTTGCCATTTTTCATACAGATGAAAGAGTTTGTAGACAAAATGTGGGAGGAATTTAATACTAAAGGACAAATACAAGAAGAAATAGGAAAATATATATTTTACAAGGATAAACTTGAAAAACTAAATCCTTTTAAATTATTTAATTATTATCTCCAAGCCAGAGAAACAGCCCAAAATATCCACATAATGTGGGATATATTAAAAATATTAAAAAATCATAAAACTAAATTAGTTTTGTATGTTTACGATTCTTTTACATTTGATTTTGATGATAAAGAAAAATATCTTCTAGATGAAATCTTACCCGTATTTGAATGTAGAGGACTAAATGTTAAACTTAAATCAAATAAAACCTTAGACTTTGAATAAAACCCTACATACATATGACAAATAGTGAATTAGAGATGGGAAATAAACTTTTATGTACCTTTACCCCAGAGGAAAATGTAGAGAACTTACTTAATTATGTGACTGGAAATTACGCATTAACCAGCAATAAAATATTTGTTTTATATATTAAAAGTAACAATGAATATGTGGTAACATATAATCTTGATACAATCAATAGCAATATACTTGAAAATACAATTTCAGTACACCGTAAAAAAGATTCAAACACATTGTACACTTTAAACGGGTTAAATGAAATAGTTAAGGCGTTAAATAACGGAATTGTAGATCCTAAATTTTCCATTAATTGGAACCATTATAAAAATAGTATTTTATTGACTAGAGAAGGAGAATTAAAAATATTAAAGACAAAACTTTATAAAATTCTTACTCTCTGATAAAATAAGTTTGGCTATCTAAAATAAGTTACGTATCATATAGGAAACACTAATAAATAAAGTTATATATTATGGATTTAAAAGCAATCAGAAACAAAATGCAGTCGCTTAGCTCCAATGGAAGTGGTAAGCGAGAAAAAATTGACTACAGTACTATTTACTGGAAGCCAAAAAAAGAAGGTAAATACCAAATTCGTATTTTGCCTTCAAAACATAACGCATCATTTCCGTTTAAAGAATTTATGGTTCATTATGGTTTTGGACAATACCCAGTTGCTAGTTTAACTAACTGGGGTGAGAAAGATCCTATTGTCGAATTTGCTAAAAAATTACGTCAGAGTGATGATCGTGAAAATTGGTCACTAGCTAAAAAAATTGAACCTAAAATGAGGATTTACGCTCCAGTAATTGTTAGAGGTGAGGAAGAAAAAGGAGTACGTTTATGGGAATTTGGTAAAAACATTTATCTACAATTATTAGGTATTGCTGATGATGAAGATTATGGTGATTACACAGATGTAAATGAAGGTAGAGACTTTACAGTTGAAGCAGTCACTGGTGATGTTGGTGGAAGACAAGGTTTGAAAATGACACTTAGAGTTAAACCAAAAACAACTCCATTGAGTGATGATGCTGAGGAAATTGAAACATGGTTAGATAATCAACCTAACATTCTTGAAGTCCAACGTAAAATGGAATTTGATCAAGTAAAAGAGTTGCTGCAAAAATGGTTATCACCTGAGGATGAAGAAGAGGAAGATGAAGAGGAAGAAGGATTTGATGAAACTTTAGCTAAAGCCACTCAAGCAAATAAAGAAAAGACTGAACAACCAGCTAAAAAATATCAAGCTCCTGCTAAATCAAATAAATCGAAATCATTTGATGATTTGTTTGAAGAGGAAGACGATTTACCCTTCTAATTTATAAATAAATAATCATGGCTAAAAGACTTAACAAATCTTTGATGGAGACCGTCTCCAAAGAAATTAAATCCAATTTTAACTTAAATTCATTTAAAGATAAAAAAGGATTAGTTTCAAATGTAAAATTCAAAGATCAAAAATGGATTCCATTTTCCCAAGCACTGCAAGATGCTTTATCACTACCAGGTATTCCTATGGGTCATATTACAATGGTTCGAGGAAAATCAAACACAGGTAAATCTACTCTTTCAATTGAAGCGGTAGTTGCCGCTCAAAAAGCAGGAGTACTCCCAGTTATCATTATCACTGAAATGAAACATTCTTGGGAACATTGGAGAACTATGGGATTTGAGATGGAAGATGTACTTGATGAACAAGGTAATGTTATTGACCATAATGGATTTTTTATCTACCGAGACCGTAGTACTTTAAGCTCAATTGAGGATATAGCTGTATTTATAGCTGACTTGATTGATGAACAAAAGAAAGGAAATCTACCTTATGATCTATTATTTATGTGGGATAGTGTAGGTTCTATTCCTTGTCAGATGAGTTTAGATCAAGGTAAAAATAATCCAATGTGGAATGCAGGTGCTATTGCAACTCAATTTGGTAATTTTATTAACCAACAAGTAGTTTTATCTAGGAAAGAAAATTATCCTTATACAAACACATTACTTATTGTAAATAAAACAGGAGTAGCTCCCGCTGAAACACCTATGTCTCGTCCTAAAATGACTAATAAAGGTGGGGATACATTTTACTATGATGCTTCTTTAGTATTAACATTTGGTAATATTACAAATGCTGGTACTTCTAAAATTGAAGCACAAAAAGATGGTAGAAAAGTAGAATTTGCTTTACGTACCAAGATTGCTTGTGATAAAAACCACGTTAATGGAATTACAACCAAAGGTACTATTGTCAGTACAGTTCATGGATTTATCCCAGATGATGCTAAAATTATTTCTAAATATAAGAAAGAACATGCTCATGAGTGGGTTGACATTTTAGGTAAAGGTGATTATATCATTCAGGAAGACAACACTGAATGGGACGAAAAAGAACATATAACTGATATTTTAGAAGCGGATGAATAAGAAAAATTTACTAGGATTACTAGATGATATTACAGATAAACCTTCTAAAGATAAAAATATACTAATAGTTGATGGCTTAAACTTATTTTTCCGCAACTTTGCTGTAATTAATACTTTAAATGGAAAGGGAGATCATATTGGTGGGCTAGGTGGATTCTTAAAATCACTAGGTTATCTAATAAAACAAACAAATCCTAGTCAAGTTTATTTAGTGTTTGATGGTGAGAACTCTTCTCTTAACCGAAAGAATATCCTTCCCGAGTATAAATCGGGAAGGGCTTCTATTCGGATAAATTCCAAAGGAATATTTGATGATAAAGATGAAGAGATAGATTCTCAAATAAATCAAATATCTAGACTATTTCAGTACCTAAAAATTCTACCAGTTAAACTCCTAGTATTAGAAAAATCAGAGGCGGATGATATTATAGCTTATCTTTCTTCTGTTTTACCAAAAATGAACAATAATAATAAAGTTTTTATTGTTTCAAATGATAAAGATTTTCTTCAACTAACTAATTCTAATGTTACTGTATTTAGACCCACAGAAAAAGTTTATTATTCTGCAAAAACAATTAAACAAAAGTTTGGAGTTTTAGCTGAGAATTTTATCTTATATAAGACATTATTAGGAGATTCATCAGACAAAGTACAAGGAATAAAAGGATTAGGTGAAAAGAAATTATTAAGTAAGTTTCCTCAACTAACAGAAAAAGAGTTAACATTAGATGACATATTTTCTATATGTGAGGAAAACATTCAAGAGCATATAATTTATGCTCGGATACTTCAAGACTATGATAGGATTCATCAAAATTATAAATTAATGGATCTAAGTAAACCTATGATTGATCAAGAAGGAGAAGAATACATAGTTAATATCATCAACTCACCAGTACCACAATTTAATTTAGGAATATTCAATAAATTACAAGAGGAGGATCAACTTGATAAAGTAGTTAGAAACCCAATAGAATGGGCCAAAAGTATATTTTTAAATTTAAAATAATAAAGTTATGTCACCATCAACATTAAACAACATAGAACAATACGGGTATAATTTTCAAATTAAAGTTATATCTTCATTATTGAATAATAAACAGTTTTTAACTAACATTCATGATGTTTTGATGCCTGAGTATTTTGGCAACCAAGCTCATCAATGGATTATTAAAGAAATTCTAAATTATTATCTTAAATATCATACAACTCCAACTTTAGATGTATTAAAAGTTGAACTACAAAAAGTAAATAATGATGTATTAAAGGTTTCAATTAAAGAACAGCTTAAACAAGCCTATATTCAAGAAGAAAATGATTCAGTTTATGTTGAAGAGGAATTTTCAAACTTTTGTAGAAACCAACAACTTAAAAATGCTCTATTAAACAGTGTAGATTTATTAAATGCTGGGGATTATGACTCAATTCGTCATCTAATTAATAATGCTCTAAAATCAGGTCAAGATAAAAATATTGGTCATGAGTATCTTAAACAAATCGAATCCAGATTTAGGGAAGAGGAAAGAAACGTGATTCCAACACCTTGGACATTAATCAACCAAATTACGCAAGGCGGATTAGGTAATGGAGATTTCGGTTTAATTTTCGGTAATCCCGGTGGAGGTAAGTCATGGGCGTTAGTAGCTTTAGGAGCATTTGCCATAGCTAATGGTTATAATGTAGTTCATTATACTCTTGAATTAGGAGAAACTTATGTAGGTAAAAGATATGATGCTTTTTTCACTAGTATTCCTGTTGATGAATTAAAAAATCATAGAGATAAGGTTGAAGAAATTACAAATGATTTACCTGGTGAATTAATTATTAAAGAGTACTCTCCAGGTAGAGCCTCTATCCATACAATAGAATCTCATATCCAGAAATTAGAAAGTCTTGATTTTAAACCTGATCTTATTATTATTGATTATGTGGATTTATTATCATCTCCTCGTAAAAATAGTGATAGAAAAATTGAGATTGATGATGTTTATACAGGTACTAAAGGTTTAGCCAAAGAATTAAATCTACCTATCTGGAGTGTATCTCAGGTCAATAGAGCAGGAGCAAAAGATGATATTATTGAAGCAGATAAATCCGCAGGTTCATACGATAAAATTATGATCACAGATTTTGCTATGTCCTTATCTAGAAAGAAAAAAGATAAAGTAGAAGGTACAGGTAGAATCCATATTATGAAAAATAGATATGGAATGGATGGAATGTCATACTTTGCTAAAGTAGATACTGCTACAGGACATATCGAACTACAAGAAGAGTACAATGAAGAAACTCATTCCAATAATATGACGGAGGAAGAAGTAGACAGAAAGCTACTAAAGAAGAAATTTTTTGAAATGGGAATGTAATACTTATAAACAAAATCTATGATAACACAAGTTAGACAATACTATAAACCGTTTGAATACCAAGATGCTTTTGAATATTATAAACAACAACATCGTGTGCACTGGCTGGCAGATGAGATCCCTTTAGCATCAGACATCAATGATTTTAAATTAAAATTAACTGATTCTGAAAAAAACTTAATTGGTAATATTCTAAAATCATTTGCCCAAACAGAGGTTCATGTAAATGATTATTGGTCCTCTAAAGTCACTCAATGGTTTCCTAAACCTGAGATAGTAGCTATGGGTTCTACATTTGGAGCCTTTGAAGCTATACATGCAGAGGCCTATGCTAGATTGAATGAGGAACTTGGATTAGACAATTTTCAGGCTTTTTTAGAAGATGAAATAGCTAAAGCTAAAATTGATCGTTTAGTTGAAATTAACTCTGAATCTTTAAAAGATAAAGCATTATCGTTAGCTATATTTTCTGCTTTTACTGAAGGAGTAAATTTATTTTCTTCATTTGCTATTTTAATGAGTTTTCAGCTTAGAAATCTAATGAAAGGAACAGGTCAAATTGTTGCTTGGTCTGTAAGAGATGAATCATTGTATTCAAAAGCAGGTTGTTGGTTATTTAGAACATTAATAGAGGAATATCCTGAATTAAATACCTCTGAATTACAAGATGAAATAGAAAATGCTTGTTATATCTCAGTAGAACTAGAATTTGATTTTATTGATAAAGCATTTGAAATGGGAAATATTGATGGTATTAATAAAGAACAGTTAAAAAACTTTATTAAGGCTCGTGCTAACAGTAAAATGGAAGAATTAGGTTATAAAGGATTATATAATGATGTAGACCCTAATTTACTACAACAAATGGAGTGGTTTGGACATCTAACAAGTGGGGTGGAGCATCAGGATTTCTTTGCTTCCCGCCCAAGTAGCTACTCCAAATCCACAGCAGATTGGTCTGATCTATAACCAACAAGAATCTATTAAAATAAAAAACGTAATTAAAAAAATAATACTTATGAAAATAGACACATCAAATTGGATTAAGGGCAAGAATTACTATGATTGGAATGATGATATTTCCTTGTCTATATTATCAAACGGGTATTTATTACCACATGAAGATATCAAAATTGCTTTTAAACGAGTTTCTAAAGCTGCTGCTCGTCGTTTAAGAAAAAGAGAACTACAACCTTACTTTTTAGAAGCAATGGAAAAAAACTGGTTATGCTTAGCATCTCCAGTCCTGTCAAACATGGGAACTGAACGTGGATTACCTATTTCATGTTTTACAATTCATGTTGATGACTCAATTGAGGGAATTGCTGATGCTAATTCTGAGTTAATGAGATTAGCTTCTCAAGGTGGAGGAGTTGGAATGTATGTAGGAGAAATTAGAGGCAGAGGAGAAACTATTAAAGATAATGGAGTATCAGAGGGAGTAGTTCCCTGGTTAAAAATTTATGATTCAACAACCTTAGCAACAAATCAAGGTTCAGTTAGAAGAGGAGCAACTGCTTTTTATCTTGATGTTAATCATAGAGATATTGAGGAATTTTTAATGATTAGACGTCCTAAAGGTGATATTAATCGTCAATGTTTAAATTCACACCATGCTGTAGTTATTACAGATGAATTTATGGTAGAGGTTGAAAATAAAAATCCTGAAGCCCTAAAATTATGGGCTGAGATATTAAAAACAAGATTAGAAACAGGTGAACCTTACATTATGTTTAAAGATAATGTTAATAAGGCTAATCCTGAAGGATACAAAAGGTTAGGTTTAGAGGTAGCTTCCTCTAATATTTGCACAGAAATTCTGTTATATACTGACCCACTCCATTCATTTGTATGTTGTCTCTCATCTTTAAATTTAGCAAGATGGGATGAATGGAAAGACTACAAATTTGAAAATGGAATGACCCTTCCAGAGTTATCATGTTGGTTTCTAGAAGGTGTTCTGCAAGAATTTATTGATAGAGCCAAAAATATGAAATTTATGGACAATACTGTCCGCTCAGCTAAAAAAGGTAGAGCTATTGGTATTGGAGCATTAGGTTGGCATACTTTTCTTCAACAAAAAGGATTACCATTTTTAAGTATCGCCTCAACCTCATATCGTAAACAAATCTCAGAATTTATATATGAAGGAGCTTTAAAAGCATCTCGTGACCAAGCCAAAGAATATGGTGAACCTGAATGGTGTAAAGGTACAGGTTTGAGACATACCCACCATATAGCAATTGCTCCAACAGTAAGTAACGCTCATATTTCAGGAGGTGTTTCACCTTCAATGGAACCTATCCCAGCCAATGTTTATAATTTGAAAACAGCTAAAGGTACATTCATTAAAAAGAATAAACAACTAGAGGAATTACTCGAACAAAAAGGATATAATACACCTTTGGTTTGGGAACAAATCCTAAAGGATAAAGGTTCAGTTTTAGGACTTCCTAGTTACATATTGAGTGAAGAAGAAAAAAATATATTTTTGACATTTAAAGAAATTAATCAATTAGGTATTGTTCAACAAACAGCTTCATGTAATCAATGGATTGATCAAGGTATATCATTAAATTTAAATTTTGACCCAAATGATTCACCTAAATGGATCTCTCAAGTACATAAAGAGGCTTGGAAATTAGGTATTAAAACTTTGTACTATATGAGAACAGAATCAGTATTAAGAGGAGATAATCTTAATAGACTAAGTGAGTGCGTCAGTTGTGAGGGATAAGTAGATCTTTTATAGTTTCTGCTATACGTATAATAAACCCATATCATGAACATACCTATATATCCTGGTTCTAGCTCATTCACTGTAGGAAAAACTCCTTTTGGATTTTATGACAATGAAGCCCAATTTCAAACAGATGCTGATAAAGTAGCTTTGTTTTGTGCTCGTCGTTTAGGATATCCTATAATGGAGGTTGAATTACAGGATGTTAACTTTTATGCTGCTTTTGAAGAAGCAATAACCACATATGGAAATGAAGTTTATGCTAATCAAATATATCAAAATTATCTTGATATAGAAGGATCTTCAACAGGCTCAAACCTAAATCAAGGTGTCATTCAGCCTAATTTTTCTCATATTGTAAGGGTAAGTCAACAATACGCTGAGGAAGCAGGAACTGGAGGAAATGTAGAATGGAGAAGAGGATTACTGCCTTTAACATCCAGTGTCCAAGATTATGATATGAATCAGTGGGCTATTGATAATGGTATAGCAAGTGGAGATATTGAAATTAAACGTATATTTCATGAGGCTCCACCTTCAATTGTTAAATTCTTTGACCCATATGCAGGTACAGGAACAGGTATGATTAATATGTTAGATAGTTTTGGTTGGGGTAACTACTCACCTGCTATTAACTTTGTATTAATGCCTTTAAATTTTGATTTACAACGTATTCAACAAATTGAACTTAATGACCAAATACGTAAATCAAATTATAGTTTTGAAATTACCAATAATAAATTAAGAATATTTCCTATGCCTAATGGAAGTGTACCTAATTTGTTATTTCAATATATTTTAAAATCTGAAAGAAATGTACCTATAGTACCTAATTCAACAGGTCAAGTAAGTAACGTATCAAATGCTCCATATGCCAACCCAACATATACTAGAATAAATTCTGTGGGAAGACAATGGATATTTGAATATACTTTGGCTTTATGTAAGGAGATGTTAGGTTATATTAGAGGCAAGTATTCCACTGTTCCTATCCCAGGTTCAGAAGTTACTCTAAACCAAGCTGAATTAACATCAGCAGCCACTGCTGAAAAGAATGCTTTAATTGAAAGATTAAGACTTTATCTTGAGAGTACATCTCGTGATAAATTAATGGAAAGAAAATCTAATGAAGCTGATTATAGGATGAAGGAGCTAAATATGGTGGCTTATCCAATATATATAGGTTGATTATAAATTAAGTTATTATGAAAAAACAAATTTTACCTTGGCTAATTTTAGCCTGTGCTTTAGGTCTGAGTGGAACTGCTGCTTATTATAGTATTATAGGTTTATCTTTACTATTTT